CATACTTATATACAAACTGTGGTGTCAACGCACGAGAACGATCGCCGATTTCTAATTCATAATACATTTTAAAATAAGCATCTTCAAGACATGGTAGTTCTAATTTATTTTCTATAACAATAGTATGAATTAATACCCAACGTGCTTCATCATTATCGATTGGAACATATGCATAGAATTTTGCACCAACCGCGCCATACCAGGAAAATTCTATTTTCCACATAGTAACTTGCTCTGGATTTACTTGATAACCACTTGGGCCTGTGCCATTGAGTGGGTCATTATTCCATTTATCTCTTGGTATCACCAGTTCATAAAAATCTTTTAATGCTTCGTCTGTAAATTTATCTACTTGGCCTGTTTTATATACTTGAGAATTTGGTAACTGACTATCAAATAGAATGTCATCACTTAAAGGAATAGTAGAGCGTCTTACAATACTTAGTTGAGTGCCTGCTTGTCTGAAAGCATAAGTGTCAGTTGGATTTGTGATACCCCATTCTACGTGTGTATCTGCACTCTGACGGTCTATCTTCGAACGAGCACCAAATGTAAAACCAGAAACTCGGCCAGGCTGATATCTGTATGTTTCTTTTGTTTGAAGTCTTACAGTATCTTTCTCTTCATTTGTTGGATAATCATAGCCAGGTTTTGAAAAGTCTATTAATGTTCCGAGTCTAACGTCATCTTCTACTAATTGAAATATTCCGTCAATACCATCAGAGAACTTTTTATTAAAACCAGAATTTGCTAGTAAATTACCACTGGATTCGATTGCAGTTTGTACATTAATATATCTTCTACCTTCAGTGGTATTAGGATTAGGAAACATTATTGAATATACTTTCTCTAATCCTATGTCAAATATTGAACTTTCAATTCTTATCCAATTCTCTGTCCATATATCAATTAATCTAAACGCTGCAGCTTCTGAAGTTGTATATTTTAAAACAAATTCAGATTTTACGTTAACGCCAAATTGACCAGAGATGTCTTCTTCAGTAAATACTTCTTCTTCCACTCTTACCAAAGATGGGTCTAAAAAACTATTTTTAAAATCAGAACCGAAACCTTCGTCATCATTATTAAAAATATTATAAAGATAATTACCTAAACGTATAAAATTAGCAAATAATTTGTACTGTCTTGGATTATACTTAAAACCATCATCTTCAAACGGCCCATAAGGATATATGTAAGGTACAGGAAAACCACTTAATTCAAGAGCTTGCTCAAGAATATTTTCTCTCATTAACACATTGAAGTGCTTACTACCATCAAGGGTTGCGCGCTCTTCCCATTCAGGCCTGATATCTCTTCGATTGAAGTTTCTATAAACTTCCCAATTACTTTCGTCAAATCCAAGTGTAGATACGTCAGAGAATAAACTTAACTGAACTTCTGCTCTTGGTACACCCAAAAGAGATGTACTTACTTCTGAAGTATTTGGAAATTGTTCCTCAACAGTTAATTTATTTTCTATTTCTGCATTTGCTACAATAGACGTAGAATTTTTTGATAATATAGTATCTAAGAAAACAACAGAAGTGTCAGTTACTAATTGATTACCAGATGCATCAACTAACGGTTCGAATGTAAAATTATCGAAAAGAGGAGCTTCAGTTTGAATCGCTTGTGGTCTATCTCTATCGAATCCAATGATTGCGTCATTAGTGGTATTAAAGAACCTTTGAAAATACATGTCAATATTTTCATTAGCAACAGCAGCTGCAGTAGGTTTATTGAATTTAATTCTAACCTTTGCAGTTAAATCGGTTATTTCTGTTATCTTTGTACCGAGAGTAAAGACGTTATTATCTACGCCATATAGATAATCTCCTTTTCGAAGAACTTGAAATAAATCAATGTCACCAGTACCGCTTATCTCATTTGTGAGACGCCGCGGTAAATCCATTTGGGTTGACCCTGCGGCCAGGCCTGCTGCTCCGAAAGATGTCTTAAACTGATATGCCATGTTGTATTTATTGTTCTTCCCATGTTACACTTGCTGCTATTGTGCCTGCAGATTCAGCTCTATCCGCTTTTACTACTAGGTATAAGTTATCAGGTATATCAGTAAGAGGGAATGAGATATAATCTTTATTATAATCGAAATAAGGACTTAAATCAAAGTACTCACTTCCATCTCTTAGGAAGAAACTCGCAATTCTTGTACCAGTATTAGGTATCGGACGTCTTGTTGTCTTATTGATTACAACTGAACTTAATCTTTCAATTTCAGTATTTGTAACGTTTTCAACTGCAGTTGCAAGAGAGCCATCTGCATTATACTGTTTAGCGTATAAGAATGTAACATTATTAGTAAATGTAAGAGCAACATTAAAGGTATCAAGAGAAACAAAATCATATTCACGAGTTCCACCTTGCGTTGGCGTTACACGAGTGATGTGACCGAATAAAGTTCTTTCATTATTCTGAGCGTCCTTTGCTCTGAACCAACCGTATAGTTTTTCATCACCAATGGCTATACTACTATCAGCAAAGGCTGATGTTAAATTAGCATTTGAGCCTCCAAGAATCAATCTTGTTGGTAAACCAGAAGTCGCAAGACTTACGCTGGTACCATTGATTGTGAGTGCTCTTTCAGGCATTGGTGATTCGTCTTCTAGTGTGTGTACAATGTCATTTTGATAAATTGCATTTTTAATTAACTCCAGTCTTGTTGCATTTGAGCTTTGACCAGTCAAACCAACAGATAATTTAGTTGGATATACTTGAACTCTATTTCTTACTTTGAAACCTTGAGAACTTTCAATCTCTGTTTTTGAAGTTAATCCATAAAGAACTTGACCACTTGTAGTGAGGAACTCAACGTTTCCTGTTGATACAGAAGATGCGTTGAAAAATTCTTTATTTAAAATCAATGTTGTCTTAATGTGTGGACAGTCATCTAATTGTGAAAAATCTCTTTCAGCATAAACTACTTTCAAATCATTATCATTATTATTACCTGTCTTTACTTTTGCAAAGAGTACAATATCGTCTGCAACTTCATCATAGCCTGCAACGTGAGGTGAATTATCAGCAGTGCCGTGTTTACTTTCAATAGTTATCTTACCACGACCACCTTCATTGAATACACTCACAATATTAAACTGTTGAGCTGTCTTCGCTGTTCCTGTAGTGTATGATGAAGATTTTACATCTTCACTAGAATCAGAAGAGAAGTTAAATAGTCTAACTGTTCCTCGGTCACCACCATCAATATAATAAGATGAACCATATTTGATAACAAACTCTGATGCGGATTTACCACCTGCATAAGTTGATTTTGTGCTTAGTCCTCTACCTTCAGTTCTTTGAGTACCTCCACCGAAAACTGTATATGTGATAGGTAATGTAGCATTACCAAGAGATGCAACTTTTAACTGGTTAGAAGCGCGAATGTGATGTACTCTTACCCATCTTGCTTCATCATTTGAAACAGGAACATAAGCTAAGAATAAAGCACCAACCGCGCCATACCAAGAGAACTCAATCTTATTCATTATTACTTTAGTGAAATCAATATTCCATTGAGATTGTAATAATTGTTTTGCGGTATCATCAGCATTTTTAACTGCAACGCCTGGATACTTAATAGTATCGGTTCCTGCTGCACTTGTTCTAACTACATCTGAGAATTGGAAATTTCTTGGGCCTGAGCCATCTAAAAAGTCAAATGAGAATCTTGAACGTGGAATACGATATTCGTATACACCATAGTATTCTGATTTAACATTATGTCTAATCCAGTTAGCCCAACCATGTTCATTTGCGTCACCACTTGCGTCTAATGTTTTACATTTAGTACCATTATTGACAGCATCTACTTCTGTTTTAAAATCTGATTTTCTATCACTTCCATCATCTGTAATAATTCTTGTATCGATAACACCTTTACGTGTTGTACCACTGTAATTATTCAGATTAACATCAAATTCACGTGAATAAGGGAACATGATATCTGCATCTGCATCAGCAGCATGTGCAGGGAAAATAAATGGAACAGGCGTTTTAATGAAATGATTATTTGTTAATGTATTAGCAGTTTCAAAAGGAGATGTTCCACCAGCTAATGTACGGAATGTTACAACCTTTGTTGTGGTATTAATACTTGCAATCTGTAAAAGAGAATTGTCTCCTTGTAGAATTTTATTTGATGAAGAACCATCTGTATCATATCTTACAATCTGTCCAATCTCTAAATCAGTTACACTATCAAGAGTAATATCTTGAGTCGATTTTGCTGTAATATTATATGTTGTTTCGTCTTTTAATAAAGTCGGGTCATATATAGCAGCGTGAGACATAGTCAATCCATCACGTGCAATAACCAAATCACCAACAAAGTGCGCTTTATATGTTCCTTTATTTGTTAAACTTGTACTATTTAAAGTCTGAGATAATGTGACTGTATAATTAGCACCATCATCATCAACCACTGTAATAATAGAATTTGGTTTAATGTTTGAACTTCTAAATTTATGTGTATTGGTTGTGTCTGGTGTAACGTCTGTAACAGTCATACCAATCTTCGGTTTTACGGGAGTTTGTGATTTTACCATAGTAATAGTAGTGGCGCCCAATCCACTCGCAGTAAAGTCAGAAACTGTTGTATCAACAGTACCAGCAATTCCGTAATCTTCAGATTGCTCACCAGATACACCAGCAGCTAGCTCGAATCCAGTTCGATGTTTAATTAACGCTTGAGTTCTTCTTACAACGCAGAATTGGTCTCCTATACCTGTATCTCTGGTTTCCCAATAATAACCATCAAAGTTATCATAGATACCATATTTACGTATTGCAGGATTTCTTATAGATGCAGCAGGGCTTCCTGCTACGACTGATGTTTTAACACCAAATGTGGCAGCAGATACACGACCTGGTTGATATCTAAAGAATCTTTTTGATGTAAGAACAGCGCTCTTATTGGGTGGAGCTTCTAAAAGTGCTCCCGCTTCTTCAGGTACGTGTGAAAGACCATGAGCAACATCAACACTCGTTGGTAAATCTTTATATTCATACACATTTGTAGATGCATCTAAAATTCTTTTTTCTATTGGAGTATTAGTCCATTCGCTAGGGTCAACATCGTACGTATTAACATCGGCAAAAATACCAAGTGCAACCTCCGAACGTGGAATACCAAGAAGCGATAAAGCCACTTCTGATTGAATCTTGTTTTGTTCAACAACTGGTATAGCGGTCTGGTCTGTCGCAAGAACAACCGGAAGTGATTCTTCTTTCGTTGCAGGGCCTCTCTTAATTGGTGCTGTTCTACCAATTGTTACGATATTGTTTGTTCTATTTACGGTTCTATCTGCCATAATCTTTTATATTTATACTATTAATCTACCCTTTGCGAGTGTAAATTCATTTTTGATACCAATTCTAGGTTTTGTTGTTGCTGGTGATGCTGGTGTTTTTGCTACACTAAATGGATCAGCCGCTGCTCCGGCGGTAAACACTGTCGCAGCGTTTGAATCCGTGGTTGATATTTGCGCTGTTACTATTTTGTTATTTCTATCAACTGCTGTTACTGTTAGGTCAACAAATTTGTCTTGTGTTGTAAAAGCATTATTTAATGTGGCACTACCGAAACTTTCTCCAGTGCCAGTAGAATTTAATCCACTTACAATAGCAATAGTGTCTCCTACCAGTATTTTACTTATTAACGTTTCAGTAGATGGTAATTGTATTGTTAATACACCATTAACGTCAAGGTCATTGAATGCTTCAATGTCGATAAATGTATCGCCTTCATCAAGGTGATTATATTCAGTAGCTTTTACCTCATATACCAATCCAATTAATTTTCCGAAAGTAGAATCACCACCGGCTGTATTATATAAACCTTTTAATGTAATTCTATTAGCCTTTGTACGTATTGCATTAATCTTTACAGGTGGTATTCTTAATTGAAATAGTCCTTGTTTTCTATCAGCTTCTATACTTGGTATTGCAATAATACCACTATCGTCTCCACCAAATTTAAATGATGCATTAGCTGTTTTACTAATAAATTCTTCTAGTGTACCATTTTTTACTAATGTATTGATTGTATCTGATATTGAAATGCGAGACCCCACGTACACATTACCATCAGTTCCAGTTCTATCTACGTCTGCAAGCCATGTTTCATTACCATCTCTTAAAAATCTTATAGTGTCAGATTCGTATGCTGCATTACTATTTTCATCAAAAGTTGATAAATCAATATTAATAGAATCAAACTCTGAATCTAAAGTATCAACTGCGCCAATAAATTGACCTGAACTACCAAGAATAAGATTTGGTGATAATACAATATTAGTCGATGCATAAGCAATTAAGCCTTCACCAGAATTTTTAATTGTATTACCAATAATAGTTGCTTCAGACGCACTTGTAATATTAGAAGCAAATGGGAAATTGAAAAATCTTGAACCAACAATATTTAATTGTGTTGCGGATGGTGCCCATAATGGGGCAGCAAATTCATCAGTACTAATATCCATTCCACTATTTGAAATGTCTACGTTTTCAATAGAAAGTCTTGTAGTGTTTGGAGAGTATATACCGCCTTCAATCGATTCGGTAATAATTATATTTTTCAATGCAACATTTTCATATTTAATTTCTCCAGTGCCACCAGGGTTTAATGTTCCATTGGCTCTCACTAAGAAATTAGTTAAGTCACCATCGTGTTTTACTTGATTTACGAAATTACCATTGATTTGAATATTCTCTAAAGTTACATTACTTGCAAGGTCTAATGATACAAGAACATTTGAATTAGATGTAGGTGAAGCACCAAATGTATCTGACGTTGGTCTTAATCTTGTATTGGAAACATTTGTTTGCCATGGAAGTAATTTAAGAATAGTTGTAAATCGTGAATCGCCTTCAAGTTTAAAGTCTTTAGGTATTGTAATTAAGCTTGAGAAATATGTACCGCCTGGTAATTTTACTGCAGTACGGCCTTCAGCTTTCTTCTCATTAATTAGATGTTGAATACCACCAATGATATCACCACTAACACTATTGGCATTTCTTACAATTGCATTATCGTGATAGAAACGCAAAGATTCATTATTTGCTGGTTTATTATCTGATGTAATAGTACCAGTAAATGTAACAGAATGGTCAGTAGTACTTACTGAGTTTATCATCACATAAGAATATCCTCTTGAATGCTTTGAAGCAATTGCATTAATATCAAGAGGTAAATGCTCAACACCTGTTGTGGCCACATATTCGCCATTAGTATTTCTTCTACTCCAAGTGTTAGCAATAAATCCACCACGGTCTTGATGACTACCTGTTAAGTTTGTTTTTAACTGCTCTGGCCCGAGTACTGTGATTAATTTAAAATCAGTATTTGTAGGACTTGTACCAGCTGCTCTATAAATTAAAACGTAATCACTTTGTGTTTGACGATTGAATGTTATCTCATTGAACGTACCTTCATTCATATCTGTTAATGGCACATTCGTTCCTGCAATAGAACCTGAGCCTAATTGAATTGAATCACTAGCTTCAGATAATTTACCAGAACCTTGATTCATTAATACAACTTTATAAAAATATGTAATAGTTTGTGCAGAAACCAAAGCATCTCCACGTACACTTGTTGCGCTATTACCAGTTGGTTTATTTGGTTTACCAATAGATGCAGTAACATTCTGGTCTAAACCAAAAACTTTTAATTGTTGATATTGTCTTAAATAATCTTTAGGTCTTAACGCTCTTTTAATTTTAGGAGCACCAGAAATACTATTTAATGCTTCACCTACTACGAAATCTTTATCAAAATTATTTGTCTCTTCGGTTAAAATATAATTATGCTCAGAATTGATATCTACAATCGTATGTGATTTACTTGAGGAAACAGTAGGTGTTTGTTCACCAGTTGTTAGACCTGTAACTTTATCAAGATAAATGATTGAACTAGCAACTACCTTATCACCACTTGTTTTATATCTGAAAAGTAAAGCTTGATTATTATCTGTTTGACTTACTGGTGGATGCGCAGTAATATAATATTTTTTAAATAGTGCTCTATCATCAATCTCACCATCAAGCTTAATGTTATTAGCCTGGATATCACCTGAACCAAGAGATAAAGCAGCACTTGCGCCATCTCCACCGATATCAATTTTACCTTCGACCGTTAAATTATTTTTGACTGTAAGATTACCTTCTTTGGTTCCACCAACTTTTTGAATTGTTAAACTACCTGTTAAATCTTGAGAACCATCAGTACTTAACTTTTCTCTTTCAAGATTTAAGAAATTAGTATCGACTTGAGCATTCGTAAGAGGAATATCAAGTGCATTTACAGGTGTAAATTCAAGTGTGGCGCCATTTGCAAACTCACTTCTTACATCACCTGTCACAGTTACCGTCGACTGTGTCTCTGACTCTGTAATCGTCTTAATTGCATTATCGGTTCTGCCATCAGAACGAACAATATTCATTCCGACTTTTAAGAATTTAAGACTTGTTTGAGTGTTTGAAATAACGAATGCTGTGTCACTACCACTCAAGCTGCGAGAAGCTGTAACCACAGAAAAAATCGTGTAGTTAGTTTTTGCTTTCTTTGAACGTATGTTTATGAGGCTCATAGTTAGTTAACGGTAATTTTCCAAGTGACGGTAATGACGTCGGTTGTTTGTTTTGTAAATGTTGTTTCTGGTGATGTTTGGTCGAATATAGTTCTACATACTAATGTATCTATTACCGGAGAAGAATTTAAATCTCCCGTTGCTATTAAACCAATTTCTCCTAATGCTAATGGTACATTTGAATCACTTAATAATGTATCAGCGGCTATATCTAAAAAGTTTGTCACGAAGATAGCAGAATTAGTTGTGCCTGGGTCAGTTAAAACGGCTGATACATCATAATTAATATTCTTTACAATCTTCTTTCCGTTCGTATTAGCCCCTAGAACCGCAAATGTATCCGCCACCACCGCGGTGGCCGTGTTTGTACCAATTGCAATTTTTGTTAATCTTCTATCTGGTGTTTGTTTAAAAATCCTTTGTATGAAAAAATCTTTACCTGCGCTTGTCACAAGATTCTTCTTACGTATTTGACGTATAGAACCATCTTTCGATTTGATATCAATCGTAACCTCTCCAAAAACTTCTATATCTTCTTTTTTCATTTTATTAAATTATTTATAATGTTTTTTAGCTCTTGAACTTCATTACTTAATCTATCGATTCTTTCTTCATAACTTTTTTCTTTTTTTCTCTTATTTAAGTAGTTTTGATAAGCGCTATCATTGACGTTAACTAATGCATGTGTTTTTTCGTCTCTACGTAAATCATTATGTCCTTTTACTTCTATCATGCTTTAGATGCAATTGCAATTAAGTTTCTACATTTACAATATTTTGCAGCGTCACCACCAAAGAATAATACTTTAACTCTAAATTGAGAAAATTCATTTCCAACGCCTTTATTAATTTCAAATACCATTTTTGCGTAATCATTGGTTGATTCACTAATAGATACAGGAATCAACGTATCGACACCTTCATTTGTTGCCTTTTCATTTGCAGAAATAATAGTTGCTTGTTCATAGTCTCTTTCTGTAGCAGAGTCAGCAGTAGTAAATGTTTTTTCATCAAAAGAAACAAGCACTTGTACATCAGTTCCATTTTGAAGAGTTGGCCTATAAATATCTAAATCAATTGTTAATTTATCGGCAGGTAATGGAAGAGTAACAACTTTTGTGACATAACCCGGTGCTAATTTTTTATCAGCCGATAAAACGTCTCTTAAACTTGGATTATTTAAAACATTTGTAAATCCAAGTAAAGAGAATCTTTCTAAGTCTAATACTGGTGTAATATGCTGGTCAGCCGATGAAAGAGTCGCAGTAACAACTACGTTATCAGCGTTTGCAATTTGGGTTTCTAATTCTTTAGTTTCTTTGCCTCTTACGTTATTAAATGATTTGACAATAGTACCTTGTACATCTTTAAATTGAATATTATATAGTACTGAAGTTTCTGGTAAAATTAAAGTTTCATCAGAAATATTTAGGTTACTAAACTTAAATATTTCTACTCCTTGCGTATCGGTTGTTAAATCAGTTTTTGAAAACTTAGTATTGAATTCAAAACTTTTTGGAGTAGTAGAGAAAATACATTTTCTCATTCTAAATACTAGGTCTCGCGTTTGGTCTGGTGTCCATGTTCTTTGATTCTGACTCTTGAGCAATACGCCAATTGCTGAGTTTGTTGTAATTGGATTTCCAGTAATAACGTCTTTCTGTCCTAATTCTGATGTCCACACTCTGTAATCAGGTGATGGAGAGAATACAACAATTGCGTATTCCGTGTTTGATTCAAGATATACAGGATGTTCGAATTTGAAATTAGTTGCATTAGCGGCACTAGTAATTACCGATGTATCAGTTGGCTCTCTACCAGATACTTTTACTTCGTGATTTGCCATTCTTACCTTTGAACCAGGTATAATATTTTGCATTGGAATACCTAATCTTGTTGGTACAAGATGAATTGACACATCAATATTTGCATCGGGTTTTTCAGCAAAGAATAAATCTACATCAGATAAGAACATTCCATTCTTATATTTTGATGGTACAACAAACGTTTGTGCAATCGGGTCGCGTCTTCGTGTCCATGTTCGAGTTACATCTCTAGTAACAGTTGTTTCTGACCAATTCTCACTTTGTTCTAATCGTGTTTCTTCAAGTTGTGGAACTCGAGTTGATTGAATAACATTCGTTCTTGCTTGAACCAACCCACTTGCTAAGTATGATGCTTCTGCAAATGTATCGGCTTCTACATCTTTATTATTAGGCGAAGATGTTAATTTGAATTTTCTTAGTCCAGTTCTAAATCTAAATTCAGAATTATTTGGTATTCTAAATATACCAGTGATGTCACCACCCTCAAGTGTTGTAACAAGTGGTTCTTGAAAGTTATTTACAGTGCTACTACTGATTGGAAGATTCTGATTAGCAGAGACTCGACTATCTGGTTTACCTTGACCATTATAAATTTGTACATTTTGCATTTCAGCATAAGGTATAAACGCAGGGGTCATTGCACAATAATCTGATACATTATCATCATCAAAGAAAGCAAACACTCTTGTATTTGGTTTTAATCCACTTGCTTTAAATGAGATAAACCTTGAACGAATAAATGGTACAATATTAACATCTACAACTCTTTCACCAGCATCTTCTTCAATTACATCATCACCAAGAGTTGTTTCAATACCAGTTCGTGTACTTTCAAAGTTAGTTACAGTGGTTGTTGTATCAATTCGATTTTGACGCCACCAGTTTGTGTCCCAAGAAGTTGTAGTAGTAGAATCCACTCCTTGTACTATTGTTTCATGAGCATTCCATTCTGTGCCGAGAACACCTTCAAAGTCAACAAGGCCGGTATCACGAAGAAATTCTATTGCATCCATTGCACCATTATTATTCATAATAGTTGCGGGTCGTGTTTCAGTGTCAATCCATTCATCAGAAGATGGTGATAATTTTATATCTCCTACGTATTTTGTAATTTCAAATGGTTGCACACTTAACGTCTGTGAAACACGTGTCTGCTCAAATAAAATCTCTTTAGTGCCTTCCCATGTAGAAAGTTGTTCAACAGATGATGCACCGTCATCATCTTGTTTATTTGTAGTTGTAATCTCTGGTCTTTGCCAATCATTTTTAGTTGTTTCTGCATTATCGGCCCCATCAGAATCAAACATACGATTGACTCTTGCGCCACCAATATAAGTTACTGTTAATCCATTCAATAAACTTGGAGTAAGACTATCTGAACCAAGTCCAGTTTCAATATATGTTGCCGTTGCATCATCGCCATAATTTACCTGATACCACCCTACAAGTGAAACAAGCTTTTCAGCAGTTCCGCCGGCCGGCACTTTTGTTGAAACATATTTTGGACGACCATCGTATATTTGATTTCTGTCATACATTTCAAATCTATAATAATCCAATGGTGCACCAGACGGGTCATTGAATCTAACCGGCGCTATTCTTCTAAAAGCTCTATTTGGATTTGTCTGACCTTCAGGCACTGCAGAACGATATTGAACAAAAAGATTATTTTTAAACGATTTATTGATTGCGTTAGGATTTGCGGTGTTTCTTTTGTCGTTATTACGTCCTGCAGAAAAATTTGGATTATATAAACTATAGATTCCTAAACCAGCTGGCGTACCATCTGGTGAACTGTTAAAAGTATTCCCATTTGTTGGTATAGTATAACCAGGCCTTTGATCATTACCAGGAGAAACACTAGTTGACAAACTAGTAAACCCTTTTGCAATAAATTCATTCGGTCTAGTCGTCTCAGCTCTTTCTACAACTTTTTGCTTATCATTATATTTGTAAGTTACTAAAGCATTACCTTCTGAATCCGTAGATGCATCAGCGTAGTCGTTTACGGTTGTAGTTGTTTCGGTTCTTTTTGCAACATCGGATTCTACCGGAAATTTATAAAGTAATTTAAAATTCTTTTGCTTATAATAAGGTCGAAGTTCTCTTTTTACTTTATCAAGTGATATGAGAAAGTCTTTTGAAGCTGTATCACCAATTGCGTGACTAGAAAAATTATCTACTAAGATAGCGCTTTTAAATAACTCATTGTTATTAGCATCAATGATTCTTTTTTCTAATGCTAATCTTTCTAAAGTGTTTAAAGCTGACTTATATTCTACGTTTTTTAATCTTTTTTCTATGTCACCAATTTGCCTCATTGTGAAACGTTTATGGTCATAGAACTTAGTTGTAATTTGAGTTAAATCACACGTAAAGTATGGTACAAAATATTCATAAAGAGTAAGAGCATCAGGTGGTGTTATAGCGGCAACAGGTGTTGCTGAAGACACTCCTTTTAAAATTGTTAATCTACCTCGACCATCAATAATTAATTTATCAACTCGAGAAAGATAATAAGATACTGAAACCTGACAATTTGAATTTGGCCTTAATATAATAGGTTCTTCATCGGGGTATGTGCCATCAATTTTTCTTTTAACACGAAAATCTAGATAATCGGATAATGGTTGGTCTTTATATTTTGGAATACTGCAATAAGTAATATTATTATCTTGGTCGTGAGAATTTACACTAAAGTATTCTCCGCTATCTACTGCGCTACTACTATTGTGATTAAAATAACTATATTTTACTTTGTATACCTCATTGGTTGCCGCTGCAGTTCCTAATACAATTTTGATTTGTGGTGTATTATAAAATTCATCTGTCACACCATCATCAATAACTGTAACTTTTGCGTCTGTTTGTTCAACATCAACGCTATCAACTACTTTAAATACTTTAAAAGTATCTGTTAATATATCTTGGTCTAATTCATTGCTTCCTGTTAGTACTCCACTTCCACTTATGTGAGTTGTGCCTGTTACAGTTGTAAATGATTTTACGCCATCTGTTTTTAGTTCTTTTAATTTTAAACGACGTCTAGCAGTTACATCTGTGACTTCAACGGGCGCTAAAATTGTGTATGTATCGGCTTCGAAATTACTACCGTCTTTTCTTTTAAATACAACGGTTGTTTGTGTACTACCAGTTTTTATTTCATAATCTTCGTCGGGTAGTATTGTAGGTTGACCATTTGGTGATGTAATAATTGTGTATTCATCATTTGACGCTGATTCGATTCTTTTCAGCTTTTCATTTGCGCCCGCAAGAATTTGAATGGTATCTGTGGCTATTTCAAGTGTTACTGTATATTTCTTAACTTTAGTGTATACAACACTCGAAATATTACTTATACCGTCATATGGCAATTTGAATAATTGAGTTGTCTTAGTTTTGTTTTCTGAAACATCAGCAGCTGCATAATCGCTTGTATTGAAAATTGTGTCATAATTTACTCCATCAAATAAATACGTTCTTAAAATATTACCTGATAATTGTGATGCATATTTTATTTTCTTTGTTAGATTTGTAGTAAAATCAGTTTCGTTTAAAAGTCCGATGTCTCTATCAAAAGGACTATTAGATGCGCGGTCTACATCATCAAATTTAATATCAACATAATTACCGTATTGAATTGTAAAATCTATATTTTCTTCAGTATCTACTTCTCGTGCTTTATCTCCTTTTAAAGAAACTTTTGACGGAAACTCTCTACGAAGTCCTTTCACATAAGCTGTAGCAGTATCAATTTCTAAAGCGTAATGTGTTTCTGCAGTTGCAACAGTGGTTACATCAAATGGTGAAATATCATTTATTTGTGTAGATGTGTATTTACCACGATTTGAACCATTATTGTAAAACTCTCTGAAATTAATTTTAAATGGCTGAAGAACATAATCTCCACTTTCCTCACGTGTTCTTACTGCAAGTTTTTTATCAAATGCAGAATATGGGTTTTCTTCTTCTCCAACACCAAGTAAAACACCCTCGCTTCCAACAGACAACAATCTTTTAACATCATTTGTAAATGTTGCAGTGTTTATGAATATTTTTCCTGTAGTAGAATTTAGATTGACTAATGATTGCGTAGATGTAATAAAAATAGGTTCCAATATTATTTGATATCTATCGGCGCCGGGCGCTGCAGCGTTCAAAGAGCCAGCAGCATTATCCAATAAAGTAGCATCATCAAAACTATTGATTGTGTTTTCGGTTATCTTAAATGCAAGGTCACCATCAATAGCTTCATCTTCAGTTGTTTTCTTTAGAAATAATTTTTGAATGGCGGTATGAACAAACGAACCATTAATGAAATACATGTTTTCTTCAATAGAAAAACTGAATCCAAATCCTACCTCTTTAATTTCACCTAAAGCGCTCGTAAATGAATTTGAGATTCCTAATCTGTCTTTATACGTATCATTCTTAAAAAATAGAAAGTCACTTGTTGTAAATTTAAGTTGTTGCTCATACGCAACGTATATTCTTAATCTTGTTTCTCCTGTGTTTGCAACAAAAGTTTCTGAATGAAGAATTTTTGCAGAGCCACCAGAAACACCTCGACCCTCAATATTACTTTGAAGTACCAATGTTGAAAGAAATGTTTGTTCATTAGTAAATGTAAGATTGGCTTCTGATGTTAAACTAAATTCAATGTAACTTATACTATCTTGAAAAACTGGTTTTTGTTGTAGTAAAGAATCACCATCGCGGTAAAAGCCTAAACCAAATCTATTGATTTGATTTTGCAACATGGTTTGAAGTTGATTCAACTCACGTGTTTGTACTGCAAACCCAGGCTGAAATAAAATTCGTAAATAATTTTTATCAGATACTGTTTGATTATTCTTTGACGCATCTTTTGCGTTAAAATCGTCAAAGTACGGGGCTCTATTAAATCCAGTAATACTCATATTAGAAATTTATGATGAAATTGATTGTTTCAATTTGGTCTGTTTGTCTTGATTGTTTATTATTGTTATTTATAAACAAAATGTTACCGCTATTAACATCAACTTCGGGGTTTGTAATTGAAATAACATTAAATGGAATAGGCGTATCAGTATTAATAAGAACTCTTTCATTCAACACAAAGTCTGTACCTGCTGATGCTGAGGGGTCTTTTATATATCTAACTAATTTTCTAGCACCGATGGCGGTATTTTTCTTATCAACAAAGATTCCTTTAGCACCACTTATTTGACCATTAATCGCAGCATCTTCATTGATATTCTCGAAGGTTGATTGGTCAGCACCTTCTAATACAAATTTAAATTTTGCATCAGCTGTTGTCTCAGTGAGTGATGTAGTACTTCCAAACCGGTTTGGATTTTCTATCAATCCAACTTGTCTAAAGTCATTTGCAATTGTAAAGTCTTCATTACTAGATGAAACTCTCACGTTAATGAATAGTGCAGAAGCATTTAATTCTTTTTGTATATCTCCGCCATGACCTTTTGATGGTGATAAAATAACGTCAATATCACTATCTAATTTCTGTATATTTGCTTCGGGGTCTACAACTGAGACCAGATTTGCTGATTTAAATCCTTTTCCGTTTCGTGTAATTTCAAAAGATGTTATTTCTTTTTGTGCATTTAATTGACCATAAACGATCGCAGGTGATTGAACTACTTCTACAATAGCACCTACAGGATAACCGGCCCCAGGGTCAATAACGTCAATTGCAGAAACTGTATTACTTGTTTGGTCAATTGTTGCTAAACCAAATCCTGTTGTAACGTTTAATCCAGCAGAAAAGTTTGTATCTGTGAGTGCACCAACTTTAATTCTAAATTTGACAGGAATCTTTTTATTTCTACCAGCAGTCGAATCAAAGAAATATCCTGCGCCACCACTAGTTAATTCTATACCATCTGCTTTTAATTTTCCTGTTCCGGTAAGTCCACCAACAATAGGTGCAACACTTGTTACTTTAAATTCTGCTAATGCGGTTATTGTCAGTGGTGCATCACCTTCTACGAAAAAAGGAACTTCTGACAAACCAGTATACTTATTTGAAATCGGTGATACGGTGTCGGTAATAACTAATCTATCTACTTCACCACCCTCAAGCGCTGTTTGAATGTTATTTGTATCAGGAAATGGTAAGTGTGTAGTAGAATTAAATTTACGTAAAAGAGAACCTTCGTATTTAATTAATAGTTTCCAACGATATCCATCTGACGTAGTAAAAATATCATTTCTATCTTCTCTTGGCTCAACTATTGATTGAGCGCCATTATTATTTGATATAACTTTATAAACTCTTTCGTCTTGTGTTAAAACATAATATGGCTTAGAAGTTCCAGCTCCAAATGCAGTAGTATCAACACGATTAGAATATTGATTATAACGTGTTCCACTTGACCATGTATATTTTTTAAATGCTCTACGAACTTCTGATGGAAAAACTTTTCTCATCGCCGTAATTGTTTTTCTTGTGTCCTCTTCATCAAGTAATGAATTCGTAGGCGTAGGAACAGTATCACTATTAGGAAACTCATTTGGTCTGCCATAAAAGACATATAATTTCTTTGTACCATTTCCAATGGCTTGTTCGAAATCATTCAATAAGTCATAACGAACTTCTTGTTTTAATAAAGCTTTATTGACTAAAACGCTTAAAGCAGTATCGCTTGTGGCACTTGAAATTGATATACCCATACTTATATTTATCCAGTTGTTACGATTGTTGGTTCAAGATAATCTTCAAAAAAGTAAACACGATTATCATCTGAGGCTATTGGCCTTTGTACGTATTGTGTAATCTCGGAAGGTGAACTACTTAAATCACTTCCTACATTATTGACACATACTCGGTGTGGAATAGTTATTATTTCTGCATTAGGCGCTATACCCACAGTATCTAGTCGTGAAATTCCATATCCAACATTAAGTGATCTTTCAATTTCGTCGGAATCAATATTCTTTACAAGATTATTAAATAGTTTTTCACCTGCAGGGTGTAATAGCTCTTCATAGAAATCGCGATAATCACTTAATGGTATATCAAGTTGTAATTCATAAGAAAATTTCTGATAGAAATTAGAATCCTGTAAAACAATATCAGCGGATAATCTACCTCTTTCATCTATGTATTCGCCATCTGATTCTATTAGATTTGCAAAATTGAAACTAAATTCTGCATTCACACCATTTGTTGAATTGAACGTGAGTCTAGGTCTTAAAATACCACTATTAGAAGTAGATACTAAGAAAGGAACACTTGCCTCGATTGATGGGTCTGA